ACAAATGACTTTTGACCTACAGCAACACCTAAGGGACATGGGTTTACTTGAGCCTAAAGTAATCCTTGACAAAGCTACACGAGTAGAATACAAAGCATGGAAGCCAGCTTACAAAGGTGAAGAACCACCGTTTTAACATTAGGAGTTACACAAGATGACCAATGAACACTTGTACAAGATGCTGTACGAAGCTGTACTACAGGAGAACAAGAAACTGCGACAGTCTACTATTGACAAATACCTAGAGAAAGCTAAGAAGGACTTGGGGCAAGACTACTGGGACTTCAAGGATACTATTGTTGTAGAATCCCTAAAGGAAATTATCGAAAGTGTAGAGGATACTAACCTTGACATTTACGAGACACCAGCTAATAAAGCCTTTAGCTTGAGTGCCGCCTATGCTATGCTCAAATACCACTTGACACGGGCTGACTACAAAGAGTATGCTACCTCTCGGAAGCTACATAAGGATATCACCCATGACTGACTACAGTGACTATAAGGTGTGGAAAGAGGTAGAGCTTTACTCTGATGGGGTAACCTTGTCGGAACACGAGGAATACACACCAGAGGACATCCTAAGCATTTCTACACGACTTGCGGAAGTAGCTAAAAGAAAAGGCCTTGAAGGTTGTTACCTAAGGTTTAAGTCTCACCACGAGCCTTATGAGGACTACTTGGGTTCCCCTTCTATTACCCCTTGTGGCTATCGTAAAGTAACAGACTACGAACGTGAGGAACTTCAACACCAAGAGAATATCCAAAAGAAAGCTGATGAGTTGGGTATTACTTTCCACGAGGCTAATATCCTTACGCAGTTACAAGAAAGAGGGGTGATCTAAGGTGCGTGAGGTAGTATTTGATACGGAAACTGATGGATTGCTACAGGACTGCACAAAGATACACGTGTTGTCCTACTCCTACGATGGTACTAACGTAACGTCAACAGATGACTACAAGGAAATGGCTAGGGTACTCACGCAGCATGAGACCTTGTACATTGGTCATAATGTCATAATGTTTGACATGCCTGTGTTCCATAAGATTCTTGGTCTAGAGATGAACTACCAGCGGTATTCAGATACCTTGGCCTTGAGTTGGTTCCTAGAGCCTAATAGGCAGTCTCATGCTTTGGGTAGCTTCCAGAAGGAATCCGGTCTTGTGAAGCCTGTTGTAGATGATTGGGAAAATGTTACCTACGACCAAATGGTTCACCGCTGTAGTTCTGACGTTCTCTTGAACTGGTGGCTGTGGCAGAAACAGAGGAAAAGACTAATGGAGATTTACAATGGCTGAACAACTAAAGCAAAGACTGAGGGATATGAGTGTTCTGAGTAACTCCCTTACACCTAAGGATGCCCTTGAGTATATAGAAGACCTTGAGCTTCAAGTTATATCGGCTCTAGGGCAAGCACAAGAGGCTTATGAGGCTCAGGTGGGGCTAGAGGGACAGGTACAAGAAGCTCAACAGTGGGTAAACTATTGGGCAGAACTATGGGAACGTTCAAGTACACTTCTTATGCAACACCACCCAGCCTTTACCGAAGCTACAGGAGTTATCTCTAAAGATAAGAAAGCTTTTATCAAGGAACTTTTTGGGGAGGGTTTACTGGTTAAGGTAAGTGTCGTAGAGAATGAGGATACTAAAGATGAATACTAATGAACCGCCTGAGCTACTACCTCACGATGTAGGAGAGTCCCTAGCCAAACACGCTTAAGTTCTAGGGTATAACATTAGGAGCTTGACCTTGGTGTATTACGTGGCTATGGATGAAACAGAAGAAAAGACTAATGGAGATTTACAATGGATGAGAATGACCTTTCACTAGAGCATGCAAAGAAAGTTTTTGACGGTTACGGACTATCTTATGATGTTAAGTTAGGTGGTAGTATGATGTGGGTACAATCTAAGGCTGGTAATGTCTACGGGTACTATCCGACCACACACAGATGGGCACCAAGGCACTTGAGAGGCAAACATTACAGGGCTAAGTCTACAGAAGACTTTGTAGAGCGTTTTGTTCTCAAAGGTGACGAACGTAAAAACGCATACAGCGACTTTGTTAAGGAAAGTTATGGGGTAGATACAGAGAAAGCTGGCTTGTCAGACTTAGTTTTCTACATTTGGGAGGGTTTTGATAGTGGTATGACAAAAAGCGCAGTGCTTACAGATGTCCAAAACCTTATTTGGGAACATATTAGGGAAACGCATAATGCAAGAACAACTGACACCTGATATTCTAAGGTTCATACGCTACCTTAGCTTCAAGCAAGATTGTATGAGAGAGCAAGAAGCATCACCGTTGTGCGTAGACCTAGAGAAAGCACAACGGCACTACGATGAACTTGAGGCCCTAAAGCAAGAGAAGACAGAAGCCTTGGCTAAGGTAATGCCTAAGGTACCAGTTTGTAGCTACAAGAATAAGCCTAAGGTAATGACCAAGCAAGACGGTTCCATGAGTGCCTTAGCTGAGAAGTGGTATCAGTTACTCAAGGAACAACACCTACCTAGCACCACAGAAGGTACCGTAACAGTAATAGAGTGTCACGAGGATGGGAACCCCAATAGCCCTAGCCAAGTTAAGGAGTGGCTCTACAGCTTAGGTTGGAAGCCCTGCACGTACAAATACGATAGGAACAAAGCTACAGGGGAAGAAAAGAAGATTGAACAAGTGCGCTATAGTTCACCTAGTGATCCTCGTAAGGGTATGCTTACTGATAGTGTACTCAAGCTGAAGTCTAAGGAACAAGGGATTGAACACCTTGAGGGGCTTACTGTAGCTAGTCACCGTATGAGTATCTTTAAGGGGTTCCTTGAAGCGGCGCGGCCTATTGACGGGACTGCATTAGGTCATGTAGTAGCTGGTGCTGGTGGCTTTACTAATACACTAAGGTTCAAGCACAGAGCGCCTATCGTCAATCTACCTAAAGTAGGGTCTGCATGGGGTGAGGAGATACGTGGGTGTATTGTAGCGCCACCACCCAAGATGAGGGAAGGTGAGTGTGTCCGTAAGTGTGAAGGCTTCAATGTACCTTGTACTAAAGAGTGTGCCATTGTTGATACTTTTGTAATATGTGGTGCTGATGTTGTGTCACTAGAGGATATGACCAAGCGTCACTACATGAAACCTCTGGACCCTGCTTATGTAGAGGAAATGGATGTCGAGGGCTTCGACCCCCACGTTAAACTTTTGGTGGTAGCAGGTAAGATTACCTCAGAGGATTACGACTTCTTTGTAGACTGTCAACTTAATGGCACAGAAGGAAAGGACCAAGAACGGTACAAACGTCTCAAGGCTATGCGAGGGCCAGCTAAGGTTACTAACTACAGTTCCCTCTACGGTGTAGGGGCTACTAAACTAGCACGAGAGGCTGGTATGACTGTGGGTGAGGCTAAGGCCCTTATTGACGCCTTCTGGGATATGAATTGGGCTATCAAGCAAGTGTCTAAGGACGCCTATGTGAAGACCCTTAAGGACGGTAGTATGTACCTTAAGAACCCTGTTAGTGGCTTCTACTACAGCCTTAGGTATGACAAGGACATTTGGTCAACCACTAACCAAGGTACAGGGGTCTTTGTGTTTGACTTGTGGGTGATGAAGTGTAGACAGAAAGGCATAGTATTCTCCGCCCAGTACCACGACGAGCATTTGTCCTACGTAAAGATCGGCAATGAAGATCGGCAAACGGAGTTACTAGAGGAGGCTATGAGAGAGGTAAATGAAACCTTGAAGCTAAACGTAGAGATTACCAGTGACATTCAATATGGCCTGAGCTACTCGGCTGTGCATTAGTGAGTCTTAAATACAACACTTGAACTATATAAACAATAACCTATTGTATTTCCTCTGGAAAAGGACTTATATAATAGGGTAACACGCAGTAGATAAAGGACTAAAGAACATGGCTACAGTATATATCGAAGGTACAGCACAATACGCACGAGTATTCGAAGGGGACCAAGACTTGGGTAAGAACCTCCCTGATGGGTCAGACCAGCGTGTTAAACTTGAGAGCATCCAAGGTCAATACGTGATGAACCTTTATGTTACTAAGGACGCTAAGAAGAAAGCTATTGCCGATGGCATCCCCACCAAGGGTATGGTAGGGCAACTCTGGAAGGAAGACCAAGAGGGTGAAATCTTCTACAAGTGTACTCGTAAGCACTTTAACCCTAAGTTCACAGATAAAGTCACGGGTGAGCAGGGTGTAGTAATGGGGCCACCACAAGTTGTTAAGGATACACCTGAGGGTGTTAAGCCTTGGGATAAGGCTGAGGATGGTTTCATTGGTAATGGTTCTAAAGTGGTAGTTAAGTTTAACGTGTGGGAAGATAAGATTTGTGAGATGCAAGCCATTAAGGTCGTAGAGTTGGTTCCTTATGAGCCTGCATCTAGTAACGAAGGAGGCTTCTGATTATGACTAAAGTAACATTCCTGTACGAAGAAGGCTGTGAATACACGGGTACACGCACTATGATGCTAACACGGGATAAGGATGAGATGGACCTTAAAGACCTAGTGGACTTCCTTGCTGATGCTGCACGAGCTGCTGGTTATACTTACGTAGAACAAGTGGGTGTCATTAAGGATAATGGTGATGAAGTATGGAGTGAAAGCTAATGAATAATTGGGTAGCGTCTACCATTAGTACAATTATCTTGTTTGTGTTGATAGGGGTTACTGTAGGTCTAATTACCTTTGCCCCTAGTATCTTTGTCCCATTGGTTATCCTTGGTATCTTTGTAGCTATCGTAATTTCAGGTAAGAAGGCATTAGATGATAAAGATGAGGGGGACTACTGGTGAGTGAAAACCAAATAATTGTACAACTAAACCCTGATGTACCCCCTACAGGGTCCGACTTGGGTATCGTAAATGCAGCTAGAAAATCCTTTGGTAAGCGTAGTGAGTGGGATTACACAGACCCTATCAACGGTAAGCCTGTGGACCCAAAGGATACCTCTTATGAGTATCTTGAGATATGCGGTAAGAGTCTTAAGCCCAAAGACAAGCGGTTGCTAGAGTTCTTGGCTAGGGGTATGACTGCGGATGACTTTGAGGGGCTACACTCAAGTATTGACGCCACTATTATAGATGAGTATGACAGTGATACGCAGTGTGATTACGACAAGCTAACAAAGATACTTTGGCAATGGCGCAATACACCTACCCACGATACACCATTTAACCACGGGTTCTTCTCTTTTGAGGTGAAGGCTCCTATCTTTGTAGCACGTCACTTGGTTAAACATGAGTATCTCATTATGAGTGAATACTCTCGTAGGTATATCACTGAGGATGTAGAGTTTTATGTGCCTGATGTGTGGCGTAAGGCTGCTAAGGATGTAAAGCAGGGGAGTTCTGATGATGGCATAGACTTCAAGGGCATCTCAAACACGGGAACCCCTATGATGGAAGTCCACGCCAACGAACGCTCCTACACAGAAACTATGGAAGAGTATATCTGCGAAGAGTCTAAAAATCAGTTTGAGGTGTACAAAAGACTTCTACTTGTGGGTGTGGCCCCTGAGCAAGCCCGTATGGCGCTTCCACAGTCTCTTATGACCTCATGGACTTGGAGTGGTACACTAGGTGCCTTTGCGAACATGTGTAAGCTACGCCTAAGTAAAGACACTCAGGTAGAGACGCGCTATGTAGCTGAGAAGGTTTATGAGGAACTCAAGAAGCAGTTTCCTGTGGCTGCGCCATTACTTGTAGAGGGTGTTACATGAGTAAACCCAAGAGCATTACTAAGTGCATCATAGACGGTGACATAATTGCATACCGAAGCGCAGCAGGCACAGAAGGGAGCCACCCAGACGACACTATCGACAAAGTAGATACCTTGATGAACTTCATTGTAGCTGAGACTGTAGTGTTTCCTACATCAAGTAACCTAGAGTGCTACCTCACAGGTAAGGGAAACTTTCGCTATGAGGTAGCCAAGACTGTACCCTACAAAGGCAATCGTAAGGATGTAGTTAAACCTACAAACCTACCGTTGGCTAGGCAACACCTTATAGACAAGTGGGGTGCTGTAGTATCACAAGGGGAGGAAGCTGACGATCTTATTGGTATTGCCTCAGCTAGAGGTGACCCTGAGACTACTGTTATCTGTAGCCAAGACAAGGACTTCCTGACAATAAATAGCTGGATGTTTAACTTTGTAAAAGGTACTTGGGTTTACTCTACGGAAGTTGACGCCATTAGATACTTCTACTCTCAAGTTCTTACGGGCGATAGGGCTGACAATATTTTAGGGTTGTTTCGTATTGGTCCTAAGAAAGCTGAGGCGATACTTAAAGGCTTGACAACTGAAGAAAGCTTGTTTAGTGCTTGTTTAGAGGCATACCAGAAGCACCCCACTTTAGAAGGTGACCCATATGAAAGGTTAGTTGAAAATGCAAAACTCTTGCACCTTAGACGCTACGAAGGTCAAATCTGGGAAGCCCCGAAGTAAAGGGGGTGTTTTTGGTATTGGTATAAACGATGTTGACGGAGTAGTTTACCAGAAGAACTCTGAAGGTGTATATGCGGTCGATCCTTTTTACTACAAGTGGAAGAAGATGCTTGAGAGGGTCTATTACAAGAAGTGCCACAACCTACAACCTAACTACCTAGGTATAACATTACACGAGCCTTGGCTCAGGTTTTCTACCTTCAAGAATTGGATGTTAGACCACCAGTGGGAAGGTAAGGAATTGGACAAAGACCTCTTAGGTGATGGTACGTTATATTCCCCAGACACTTGCTGTTTTGTTTACGATAAGACAAACAACTTCTTGAAGACGCCCAAGATGAAAGGTAGAGACCCTAGTCTTCCTATAGGGGTAACACTTAGGTATGGTAAGTTTGTAGCTACTATCTCAGACTTTACTGTAAGCAAAACTTTGAGCCTAGGTACTTTTGACAATCCTATGGATGCCCATTTAGCATGGCTAAGTAATAAACGTAGGCTGGCTTACTTATTGGCTGACATGGAACACGACCCCAGAGTGAAGGAAGCCCTAAGGGGTAGGTACAAGGAGTCTTTGTGGGATGGTAGCTAAAAGGGAACACTTCAGGTCAGGTCTTGAGTACAAGATAGCTTGTGACTTAGATGACAAGGGGTACACCTACGAATACGAGACCTTCAAGATCAAGTACCAAAGGAAAATCTCTAGCTACACACCTGACTTCCGTTTACCTAATGGCATCATTATAGAAGGGAAGGGTTTGTTTTGTAGTTCCGATAGGTCTAAGCACTTGTTGGTTAAAGAGCAACACCCTGAGTTAGACATTAGGTTTGTCTTTAGTAACAGTAAGTCTAAGTTGTACAAAGGGTCTAAGAATACTTATGGTGACTGGTGTAGTCAACACGGGTTCAAATACTCGGATAAGTTAGTGCCTATAGAATGGCTAAAGGAGTAACTAATGAAACGATTAAAGATTAGGGCAGGGCTTCTGTTAGTTAGCTTTGGGCTTTGGCTAGGTAAGATTGGTGTAGACATGACTGGAGTAACCTTTAACACTACAAAGATACACAATGTCGTTAGTGGCCCTTTCTGTCAAGAGGACTTAGGTAGTGATTGGGATGGGCCAGATGAGGCTGAGTGTTACCTTAATGTACTGCTAGAGGACGAAGGTAAGATCAATGAAGTAGAATGGTACTTCGGTACGCTAGATGAGGCATATGACATGGTTAAGCACTTTAAGGTTACTATTGAACCTATCGAAGTTAGGGGTTACTAATGGGTGATGATCTTATTAAAGCAGCTACTAATGCCCACATGACAATAGAAGCTGTTTACAAGTGGGTTGACATGGTTGATGAAGCTGGCGGTTTAACTTGCATCGGCGGTGTAGCCAAAGCAAACGCAATGTTTGACAGCCTAAAGAAAAATAGAAAGCGTTTAGATACTCTTGTTACAGAGCCACTGATTAAAGCTATTAAGGAGCTAGGGGATGGGTAAAGATTATTTGGTAGAGGGTTATGGGGTAACACCTTGTGGTATAGTCTTTTCTAAAGAGCGTGAACAAGAGATTAATAACAGGTGGGGTGGTACAACAGTACGCATCCTCAAGGGACGTAACATCAAACCATACACTGACAGTAAAGGACGTTACCAATACGTGCATCTTGGTGGGGATGCTAGAGTGAGTGTTCATAGGTTAGTTGCATCTGTCTACCTACCCAACCCCGATGATAAACCCTGTGTACACCACAAAGACAGTAACCCCAAGAATAACAAAGTTACCAACCTTGAGTGGGTAACTCATGAAGAAAACATGCGTTATGCCTCTGGGGATGGAAATATTAAGAATTTCTACGGGAAACAGAAGTTGAAACCTTCTGACTGTACGGATAGTGTACTTCTGAAGGAGTATGAACGTGTAGGGAGTATCACGAAAATGGGAGGTTTTATGGGTTGCAGTAGGACGACTATTGGGCGTTATATGAAAAAAAGGGAGCTTCTGTAATGGGAAAGGAATATCTAGTATGTCCCGACAGTCATTCCCATCCAGACCACAATAACGATAGAGCTGACTGGCTAGGGCAGTTCATTAAAGACCGTAAACCTGATGTTGTAGTTAATATGGGGGATACTTGGGACTTGCCTTCCTTGAGTTCTTTCGATAAGGGCAAGGCTTCTTTTAACGGCGCTAACTACGAGAAGGATATTAATGCTGGGTTAGACTTCCAAGATCGCATGTGGCACCCTATTAAGCAATCTAAGAAGAAACAACCCCGTAAGGTATTCCTAGTTGGGAATCATGAACAGAGGCTCAACAAGGTACTTGAGTACGAACCCCACTTGGCAGGTGACCGCTACGGTATCAGCTTCAAGAACTTCCAGCTTGACAATTACTACCATGATGTCGTAGAGTATGAAGGTGGTACACCGGGTATCATTAACCTAGATGGGATTTCCTTTGCTCACTTCATGGTGTCAGGTCTTATGGGGCGTCCTATCGGTGGTGAGCATCATGCTTCTAGCCTACTACAGAAGAACTACAGCTCTTGTATTGTAGGCCACAGCCATACAGCAGACTTTGCCATTAGGTCAGGCTCCAGTGGTAAGACTATCATGGGGCTGGTGTGTGGTGTCTACCAAGATTTCGATAGTGGTTGGGCTGGCTTGTGTAACCGACTTTGGTGGAGAGGTCTTGTGTATCTTAAGAATGTGGATGAGGGAGTCTTCGAGCCGGAGTTTATCTCTATGGAGTCACTAAGGAGAGCTTATGGGAAAGCGTGAAGAGGTAAAACTATACGGCAAGGTAGAAAAAGACTACTACCCGACTGTAGACCCCGATGCAGTAATACCTTTGTTACCCTACATCCGTGGTAAGACCTATGCTGAACCCTTCTACGGGGAAGGACACCTAGAGGACTTACTTATGGACGTAGCTACATGCAAGTGGAGGAGTGACATTAGGGAGACTGTAGGTAGTTCTAAGGTACTGTCAGCTACGGAAGTTACGGAAGAGGATGTCTTTGGTATAGACTGCTTCATAAGTAACCCTCCTTTTACCAAAAGTGTACTTTTACCTTGCATTGAACACCTAAGTAGTCTACTACCTACATGGTTACTACTACCCGCTGATATGCTACACAATAAGTACATGTCACCTCATATGACGAGATGCGAGTTGGTACTATCGGTGGGTAGACTTTGTTGGTTCCCTAACGCTGAAGGTAAGATGGTAAAGGGAGTTGATAATTTCTGCTGGTATAAGTTTGTAGACTACGAGACTAACACGACATTCAAAGGGAGACTATAATGCTAACTACAGAACAGATCGACTCATGGGACTACTACGACATGATTGGACCTACAAAGACTGTACCTGAGATGGTACGTGAGTTTGCTAGGACTATGGGGCAAAAGAAAAACTCTACTTTGTCTGAAACTCTTATTGACGAGGAATATGAAGAGTGGACCTATGAAGTTAATCTTCAGTCCTCAGAGGTCTCTAAATACTACGGGGAAGAATATGACCCTGCCAAAGAACTAAAGGAGCTATCTGACCTTAACTATGTTATCCACGGGTATGCAGACTCTCGCGGATGGGATTTGGAAGAGTCTACTCGTAGGGTACATGAGAACAACATGGGACGGTGTATTCAACCTGATGGCAGTGTCCAAAGGCGTGAGGATGGTAAGATTCTAAAGAACAAGGATTATCCTAAGGTGCAACTAGGGGACCTAGTATGAGTTTCAATAACATAACCCCCGCGTGGATAATCTATGCAGACAACGCTATCCAAAACTATATCAGTGGTGTGGTTACCTACGAGACTGCTAGGAGGTTCCTAGAGGAACTAGGGGCTACACCAAAGGTGATGGACCGACTAATGGAATGTAAGAAAGAGAAAGAACAACAATGAGTAAGTATAAGTCCAATCTAAACCCCATGTTTCGTAGCAAGTTCTCGGAAGACATCTTTAACCACAAGTATCGACATGAAGGCGCGGAGACGTGGGCTTCCCTGTCTAAGACTTTGGTTGAAGATGTTATGTCTGCTGGCGGTGATGCCGTTACTAAAGAGGACAAGGACCAACTTGAGAAATACATTCGTGAATTGAAGTTTATTCCCGGCGGTCGTTACCTTTACTACGCTGGACGCCTTAATAAATTCTTTAATAACTGCTACCTACTTAAAGCGGAAGAAGATACTCGTGAGGATTGGGCTAACCTCTCTTGGAAAGCTGAGTCTTGCTTAATGACTGGCGGTGGTATCGGGGTTGACTACTCTGTATATCGTGCAGAGGGTACACCTATTCACAAAACTGGCGGCGAAGCCTCAGGGCCAATCCCTAAGATGAATATGCTGAATGAGATTGGTCGGCGTGTTATGCAAGGTGGCTCCCGTCGATCTGCTATCTATGCCTCTCTTAACTGGCAGCACGGGGATATTGAGAAGTTCCTAAAGGCTAAGGACTGGGAATCAATGCCTGTAGGTAAAACAGGTAAGACCCTGTGGGACATCAAACAAGACGATTTTAACTTCCCAGCCCCACTGGATATGACTAATATCTCTGTAAACTACGACACTGAATGGCTTCTCAACTACTGGAAAACTGGTGACACTGGTAGTGTATTCAAGCAGAATGTACGTCAGGCTATGCAGACAGCGGAACCGGGGTTTTCCTTTAACTTCTTTGACAAAGAGAAAGAGACACTACGCAACGCATGTACCGAAGTCACCTCAGAGGATGATAGTGATGTTTGTAACCTAGGCTCTTTGAACTTTGGTCGTATTGAGAGCATTGAAGAACTTCGGGATGTAGTTCGTTTGGGTACAATGTTCTTGATCTGTGGTACACTTAAGGCACAACTACCCTACGATAAGGTCTATCTAACACGGGCTAAGAACCGCCGACTTGGGCTTGGTTTTATGGGTGTACATGAGTGGTTGATTAAGAAGAACTACAAGTATGAGGTTACACCAGAGCTTCACCAGTGGTTGTCTGTCTATGAGGGTGTGTCGGATAGCGTAAGTAAGGACTTTGCTGACCGCCTAAGTATCTCTCGTCCTGTGGCAAACCGTGCAGTTGCTCCTACAGGCTCTATTGGTATCCTAGCAGGTACGTCCACAGGTATTGAACCTATCTTTGCTGTAGCCTATAAACGGCGATACCTCAAAGGGAAGGACAAATGGGCCTATCAGTATGTTGTAGATAGTGCAGCACAGGAGTTGATTGAGTTCTATGGTGCTGACCCCAATAAGGTAGAGAGTGCTATTGACCTTGCGGATAAATATGAGCAGCGTATTAAGTTTCAAGCTGACGTACAGGACTATGTGGATATGTCAATCTCGTCTACAATCAACCTACCATCTTGGGGTAGTAAACTAAACAATGAAGATACGGTAGATAAATTCGCTAGTACACTTGCGTCCTATGCACACAGACTTCGGGGGTTTACTTGTTACCCCGATGGTGCGCGTGGTGGTCAGCCTTTGACTTCTGTACCATACTCCGAGGCTGTAAGTAAGCTAGGGGAAGAGTTCTATGAGCATGTTGAGACACATGATATCTGTGATATTAGTGGTTCTGGTGGTAGTTGTGGTGTGTAGTAATACCTAAGAATCCTGAAGCAACACTTGACAAACAACTAAAGTATCCCTACGTAGGGGGTACCAAGGCCAATTAGCTCAACTGGATAGAGCAATCCCCTCCTAAGGGATAGGTTACGTGTTCGACTCACGTATTGGCCGCCAATATATTTTAACTTGAGGAGATAGCGTATGGAACATGAGTTTAAGGTTGGTGATAAAGTCCGTGTGGTAGATACGGTTTATGGTCACGGGTTTGATATTGGTGACGTAGTTACAGTGGTGGGGGTTAATGAGGGTGATTATGAATGTAACGGGGTAGGATCACGGGGTACTTGGTTTCTTGTAGACGAGGAGGTGGAGTTGGTAACTACCCAAGACACACCCAAACCTTTTGACCCTGTGAGTAAACCTAGTCACTACAACCAATATGGCATTGAAGCTATTGATGCTATTCGTGCATCCCTTGGGCCTGTAGGTTTCCAAGCCTACTGTAAAGGTAATGTGATTAAATACTTGTGGCGTTACGAATACAAAAATGGCCTTGAGGACTTGAAGAAGGCTCAAGTATATCTTAATTGGATGGTAGAATCAAAGGAGGCTACAGAATGAAGTACGTTAGAGTAATTATGGTACTATCTTTTATCTTTCTGTTTTGGTACGGCTGGGGTAGTAACCTTGTCACACTTTACCAAAAGTCAGATACTATGAGTACGGGGCAGATTGTAGTACGTGGGGTAGGTATCCCTATCTTACCTATTGGGGTAGTAATGGGATACATTGGAGAATGAATACGCTTAAGTATATTTACCTAGCAGCAGCCCTAGTGTTGGCTACACCCACCTATGGGAATACAGTAGAAACCTGTTATACATACTCTGAGATTGTCCTTAACACTGCTAATCTACGTGACCAAGGGCTGACACCTAAGGAAGTCCTAGAGATACTACTTCGAGTAGGTATGCCCCTAGAGGTGGCTAAGACACTCTTGGTGTATGTGTATGCAGTAGGGGCTAAGGTAGGGCCAGAGGAACTACAAGCTAACTTTATGAATACCTGTGTAGGTGACCAAGCGTAGTAGTTAGACAAAAGAAAACCCCCAAGGAGTCCACTCAGGATTCCTTGGGGGTTTTGTCATTTGGGCTTCCTGATGAACAGTGCCTTAATGTATCTAGCTATCTCATTAGGGCTAGGGAATAGCCACCCTAGTACAAGCAATAGGATGACCCATACAGGTACTTCATTAACTACTACTGTCTGTACACTATCAGCTTGTACCTTAGAGGTATCATTACTCTGCCTGATAGTCCTAGCCTGAGGTCTTACTAAGGTCTGTTCTACATTGTTTGTAGTACCTACAGTCTGTGTGTTGGTCTTACCCACTTGGGTGTTAGCAGCTACATTAGGTCCACCCCCTGTGAGTAAACTTAGGGGGCTAAGGCTGCTACACGCTGGTATCACCAGTAGTGCTATAACTACCAACTTTATCTTTAATCTGTTTAGCATAACTGTCCAATCCGAAAGCAGCCATAGCGAAGGTGAACACAGGCCACACTATAACCTCTACCATAGGAATGTTACCAGTGAATACTACATAAGCTAAACCCACAAGCAATAGTGCAGCAGCTTCCCTCTTGTAACTCTTAGGGGCGTCCTTTGATAGCATCTTTGATTACTTTCAGGTTCTCATCTATCCTAGCCAAGAGTACAGATTGGTCCCTAACCATACGGTCTAGGTATTCCACTTGTGCCTGTGACCTTAAGATAGAATCTTTGTTGTTGTTTACGTCATTCCGTAGTGTTGCTACAAACCATATGAGTGCTATAGTCTGTAGTAAGATAGCTAGAATGAAACTAATGGGTACACTCTTGTTCAAGTGCCAAGGCTCTTCACTCACTTGTACTTCTTTCTGTCTAACTCATGGTGCGGTGCATCCCAACCCCAGTCGTACCCGTGTACAAGTGCTACCCCAAGTTCATCCCCCGCTTGCTTGATAGCGTCTACAATAATCTTGTAGGTATCAAAGTCATCACTATTAGGTACACCATCTACGTCATGGTCACCTTTGTACGGGTGTGGGTGCAGGTCTACAGCGTGACCCGTGATATGCCTAGAGTTCATGGTACGAGACGCACCTGATGCCACGAGGCGCTTTTGACGTTCTACGCTGCGGATACCTTCCCCTACGAAGAAGTCCATCCCTGTAATCTCAATAGCCCTCTTGACCACCTTAACCAAATCAGGGTGTACACCTGAGAGCCTTTGCCTACTTCTCAATGATAGTGAGTAACTCATATTTCGCCATTCCTTTGTAGTGTTTTTCTAGCCCTAGACACTTCGCTATCCCAAGCACTTGCACAGTGATCCTCTTGCCAAAAGAATACCTTGTTGATACGCCACTTACGGTGTAACCACTCTAGGGAAGTCTTAGAGTCCATGTGTGTCCTAGCGGATAGTGTCTGGTGGATAGAACCTTTGTACCAGACTGCATTAACTATCCTACTACCCGTAGCAAAGAGGAAGTATCCAACCTCATAAGCTACATGACCTGCTTGTTCGATTGGATTTCTCATTAGATGATAACCTTTGCAGCAGCCCTAAATAGGTCGTCTACTTGGGTATCTGTGTACTCTAGGAGGTACTGGAAGAACATGATATTCTGTGAGTTACGCCTCCAGTCTAATGCGCTATCAATGATGACCTTCTCTTGCCATGAGGCGTAGTTATCACGATAGGAAAGAACCTTGTTCCATTGTGATTCACCTAAGGTCAGGATACCTTGTAGCGGGCTACAGGTCATCATAGAGCGTTCTTTGGTAAGGGTATCTTCTTGTGTAGGCGCTGGAGAGGCTACATAAGGAATAGGGTTAGCCTTAACTGCCGCAGCTTGTAATTGCGGGTTTTCATCGGCTGGGATTGTGTGAGGTATCCAACCGTAATCAGGATGATTAATCTCGCAATCAATGGTGCCATGCTCGTTATATGCGGGGTTTCTAAATTGCATTTTAGCTAATCCTTAACCAAAGTGTTGCATAACGCTCGCTTTCAAAAGTGTACCCATAACCCATACACCGCCACGATCCAGATGGTACGCCGCCAAAAGCTGAGACATTACCTGCAATACCAACGTACCTAAGTGCAGACCCCGCAAGGGTTGATCCGGGAGCGTAAGGTCCTGTAGTAGTGTAAACTAGAAAAGCATAAGAGCCGACAGCGCCAACACTTGCGCCAGCGGTAGCACCCAAAACTTCCGCAGTGCTAGGGGCTGTCTGTGGGGGTATCACAACCAAGGCATCAATAGCTCCAGCCAACTTCAAAGGACTAATAAGTGCCTCCGTGGTACTAGTGCCAGCATCCCAAGTGGTTTGATCTAGTGTAGCTACACCCGCCGGGCTAAAGGTATTTAAGGACTGATCTAGTGTACCCAGAGTAATCCAAGCATCATCAGCTTCACTACGCATCTTGAGGGTATTACTTGCGGTATCATACCACATCATATTAGCGTAGGTAGGGCTAGGGGCAGTTGCACCCGAAGAAGTAGACGCTAGGGCTTGTAGCGCAAGGTTCAAGTCTGCCCTAAACAATGGTGTGGTTTGGTTTGCAATCACATAATCATTTTGTGACATATTAACTCCTTCGGGTTTTCATATCAATTGTACTCTACGATAGCGTCTAGACTGATTATATTAGGTGTTGTATTATCAGCAGAACTCTTTAATACCACTTGGAACCTGAAAGCCCTACCGTAGTAATTACCTACCCTAAACTTAACGTAAGGTGTCCATGTGGGTGTACCAGCAGGGTCATCCTCAGTTGTAGAGATGTAGAACTCTAGGTTGGTATCTGAGAAGTCTTGTTCACCTGATAAGTCATCAAACAACCCAGTCAGATCACCAAATAACCCCGGAAGATCATCAAAAGTATTACCAGCCTCATTGACACGTATGACAGCAGCGTCTACCCTAGCCTTAACCCTACGAACACTACCTGTGTCAATATAGTTAGAGAATGTATAGGTAGCTTCAGAAGGTGCTACAGAAGGATCAGTAATCTCTAGGTAATTACTAACATTAACACTACACCCAGACTTAGTACCTGAGAAGGTAGGGTCTTCAGTCTGTGTTAGGGTTGTAGTAAAAGGCTCTAACACCTCAGGTAACACTACTATACTTGAGTATCCAACAGAACTAACACCACCCTTATCATAAGGTCGTATCATGTAAGTACCTGAACGAGACGCTAAAGATACTGAGGATGCAGGACGTGGCACCTTATCAATAGCAGTTGTAGCGTTAGCCCATGTAGCCCCTGTAGTCCCCACAGCATGTCTCACACGGTAGAATGACAAGTCTAGGTCAGGTACAGGGTTCCACTCTAGGAAGGCATTACCATTAGTAATCTCATATGCTAGACCTGTAATATCGCTAGGTGGCACTGCAAGACCTGAGGCTTCTATGTTAAACAAGAACTCCCATTCACCCTTAATACCAAAGGTGTTTATAGCCCTAGCCCTAAAGTCATATAGCTCATCTTCAAGGTCAATAACCTCAAAAGTGCCTGTCTGTCCTGTACCTACAGTCTTCCAATCTGTATCAGAAGCTAGTTTGAATTGAACCTCTACATGGTCGATACGTTCAGAAGCACCTGAGGTAACTACCAAAGAGGCAATGTTAGTCAGCTTCTCCTTTAGGACTTGTAGTCTAACTGTGACTGACAGACCTACAGACGGGGTTTCAAAAGGCGAAACCAAAGTAGTATTATCCCTAGTGTAAACTACACCATCGTCTACTTCATCGAAGACACTCTCGGATATTTCCCTAAGGCTTAGTTGTACTTGTAGGTCATTACCACCTACGACACCAAAGTTCCAAGTTACAATCTCAAACTCTTTAGCGTCCCACCCTCGCCTTACGGAGGTTAGCGTAACCAAGTCACCAACCTGCAAACCAAAGGCTTTCATACCAAAAGAAGCTGATACAGTAAGTTGTTGCCTATTACGCTCTAGGGCTATCCTAGCAATCCTACGAGCAATAACACTAGAGGACGTAAACGGTAGGTCAAGGTCAATAACACTAGACTGCCCATTATCCTCTTCTACAAAAGCAGCATTAGTGTACTCAGGGTAGTCAGTTACTTGCCAGTTAGTTTCAGCACCCTTGAAAGTACCTTTGACAGTGTTGAAGTTATCCCTACGGGAGTGCCTAGTTTGGATAGAAATACTAGAGCGTAAGTCATCATCTGTAAGGTTAGTTACTGGGGCTGTGTAGTATGCAGGCTTAACCCTCCACTTACCTTGGCTGTACCAAATAGTACCACCCATTGAGGACATAATATTGTTCATGAAGTCATAAGGTGTTACTGCGGTAGTGAAGGCACCATCGGTAGAGAACTTAATACCACCTGTGAGTGTTGGGTAGTTTAGGTTATCACATACGTTAGCAGCTACAATAAAGGCATCGTCATCTATGTTAGCACTTGATTCACCAAGGCCATAAGTGCTAGAGGCTAGATAATCCCTAACACAAAGAGCATTGTTAGCACTCCAAGCTGTAGTATCTGTACGAGGGTCATATATCTTTTTACCCCTAATTACAGAGGTAATCGTGGGAACACCATTAGGGAAAGCGTCAGCATCAAAAGCTAGGCGCACGTACAGGTAAGCAATACCTTGAAGTCTGTGGCTGCTTGTCCACTCAGCTACTTCAGATACTAGGCTGGCATCAGCTACTTGTGTGTCTGCACCTAAGTGTTTAAGGATACGAATCTTACCTACGTATTGACTTGGTGAAGTTACATTTCCACTACCATCTAAAGTAACCAATTCATCATTGACGTATATTTGCTCAAAGGAGTTAATCTCGTGGCCAGCAAAGGCGATAATCCTGTGTAGGAATTTGTTGTTAGTACCTGTAGCATTGTCATAAACTACAGCCCCACCAGTTTTAACTTCACCATAGATAATCTGGTGGTCTAGGGCTGAACCAAAGGAGTTTACATCATACCCACGGTTGTTAGTCTGTGAGCTAGGCTTTGGTGCCAATGCACTCATGAGGAAGCCTAAGGCAAACTGTGCAGCGAAGCCAATAGCTACTGTAGCAAAAGAGACAGTACCAACAATAAAACTAGCACCTAAGGCGTTTGCAACAGTAACACCTAATGCAGCAGCAGCAGTAACAAAAACCATATCACAACACCTTCTCGTACTTAGTTTCTATTTCATCATACCCAATACGAGTGAGGAATTTACCAATAGGGTTCTTAACAGAGGATGAAGCTACAACACGGTAAACACCATCTTCAACCATACATTTCTCTACAAACTTAAACAGCTTACGGCCTACGGTAGACTTACGGTAATCCTTGTGTACAAATACCGCATCGTAGCTACCTACAAGCTCACCCTTGTTAGTCAAAGGGGTAAACAGTATAACTACAAAATAACCAATCAGTAGACCATCCTTACGGACTGTAAAGAACTTTAACGCACCAGTTTCCTCTAGCCTAAAGTAAGTGTCCCAATCAATATGCAGGCTCGTAGTAGGGTGTCCAGATTCTTCCCACTCAAGCACAGCCAAAGGAGTAACCTCATCTTCAGTCATGCTTAGGAACTCTTGTTGGTAGGTTATCACTTGAAAGACCCTCTGGAAAGGGCGCTTTTACCGCTCGTGGAGTTAGCTGTTGCCTTACCCCATGAGATAGGTCTATCCTGTAGGCTCTCTACGAAGTCTAGCCCAAGGTCATTAGGGAACTTAGACTTCTGATAACCACTGGTAAACCTAGCTACCCTAGCCCTCTCAAGGTCAATGAGTTTGTTCTCTACCTTGAGTTCAATACTACAAGTCTCTGGGCCTTCTTCGATATTCATTTGGTCCATATAGCCTGAGAATATCTGTGTGAAGTTATACTCACTCAAGGTCTTATCTATCATACCAAAGTAGATATTACAGACACGCCCTTGGTATGGTGTACTTAGGGCCAAAGACAGCAAGTCAGAAGGGATACCACTAAGGCTAATGGTAGCGCCCTTAACTGATATTTCTGTAGTTTCCTCTACACTAGAGAAACTAAGGAGGTTCCCCGTACCTGTGTACGTATTACCACCATAAGTTATATCACCAATACCAGTCCAAGAACGAATAGGATTACCATCGAATAGCATATCTACAGCAAAGAACGGGTAGATAACACTATCGTCTAGGTTGGCTTCAAGATTAGTCGGGAGTTCTCTTGACATATTCTATCCTTAGATTAGCACCTCAACAGCATTAAAACTGATACCGTAGGTACTTGAGTTATTGATTGACCAAGAGGTAATGTTCTCAGCTAGTCGAAATACACCTTTGGCACTATTGAAAGTAACTACAGCATCTGTGTAGTCGTCCCTTAGGTCAGGCCATATCTCTAGTGAACCATCCCCAGTCTTGTCTGCTAGGACTTGGTGTAGTTTAGCACTTGAGCCGCCACCTAACTGGATGTAGTCACCAGCCTTGAGTGTCCCTGTCATAACTACCGTAGCTGTACCACTACCTGTAACCCCTGTTAGGGTACATGAGGACACGTCCCCTTGAGGTGTAGCATAGTCAGGGTCACTAAGTAGGAACGTACCAGCTTGCCCCTTGAGAGACGTTAGAAATGCCTTCCAAGGGGCTGCTAGGTTGCGGTGTACAGAGGGGATAGAAACAGAGGCTTCCCACCTTTGACCGGGAAAGGAAACCACTTGTTGCTTAAAGGTGAAGGGCGATTGAGAAGTAGAGACTACGTTGACAGCCCTAAGTTCAATACTCTCAATACCTATGCTTGTAGGTGTAGCTAGTGGGTATGTAATCGCCATTTAGTTTCCTATCATCCGAAGGCACCCTTCATAGCGCCACCCCTACGCCTTTGGTCCATCATACTCTGTTGTGTCATACTAGCAATTCTAGGTGCAGCTTCAGCAATAATCCTCTTGACACTCTCATCACCATTAGCTTGGAAGTTAAAGTTCTGGTGGATAACTGTAGTATTGCTACCGCCACCCTCCATCTGTACCCCTAGCTTACCATTAGCACCCCTCTTGAGAGGCATGATAGCTTCAGGTCCAGCTTCACCCATGAGGCCAGTCTTACCACCAGCCATAGGGAATGTAGTAGGACTACCAACGACACCACCATTGGCAAACTTCTTGTCTGGAGCGCCACCAGAGAATACACCACCATCAGCATAACCAAAGAAGGTTTTAACACCTTCTACTAGCTTCTGTACTACATAAACTTTCCAGAGTTCCGCGATAACAGCACGAGCCATATCCTTGAAGGCATCCTTAACAGACTTAGTACCATCAACGATAGATGTAAGACCTGCACCAATGGAATCAGCTACGGTATCCACAATAGCCTTACGATCAGCCTCTGCTTGCTTCATAGCCTCAATAGCAACTACTTGAGCTTGTAGGTTAGCAATCTGTGTAGGTTCAATAGTGTTATAACTATCGCCCAAAGCATTTCTTACGGTGATGTACTCTTCGGATTTACCAATCAACTCTCCCTGTAGGTCTAGTTGCTTTTGTAGTTTCTCTATAGCTTCAGCAGCCACTTCTGATGGGGTTTTCTCTTTAGAACCGCCACCGCCACCGCCACCACGAGTTTTCTTTGGTGTGTTGAATTTGCTAGGTGTGCTGTACTTAAAATCACCAGAACCACCGAAGGCATCAATGTCAACCATAGCTTCTGCCTTAGCCTGACGTATCAGGTTGATAGCCTCAGAGAAAGCTATACCAAGTCGAGTACCGAGTTCCTCAGCAGCGTCAACAGTATTGTACATTTCATCTGTTATATCAACAGAGGTGTCATACAAAGTCAGTAAGTCCTCAATTTGAGTACCAATCAGTTTGCCCTTTCTGATTTCTGTTTCGTAAGCTACCTTTGCTTGTCTAGCCTCTTCCGCTCGGGCTTCTTTAGAGTCCTTGCCGTACTGAAGTATAATACTGTTTAAGGCTATTTGATTTTGTAGCTCTTTGGTATAATCCTCATTGGTAGTAAACCTCTCGTTTAAGAAGTCTTGGTACTCCCGATCTTGGTCAGCAATTGCCTCAGCAATCTCAAGAGCTTTTTCACGCTTTACATTTGCTTCTTCGATAAGACCAGCTTGATTACTTATTGCTAAGTTATTTAACTTAAGGATGAAACCATAGGCTGTTGTAATCTCACTTTTTCTAACCTGAGCATCAATGGCAGCGTTAATACCTTCGACTTCTTGACGCCGTTCTTCAGCCCTTACCTGATAAGAATCTTCTCCATACTGCATGGATAGCCTCTGTATTTCAGCTTGGCCCTCTAGTTCTCTATTCTGTTCTCTAAAGACTACCAGACGTTCTTCTTCTTGTTTTAGTAGCAGCTTATTCAAAAGAGATTCTGCATCCTTTACAGCAGTCTCTTTTACACCACGCTTTCCGGTAGGTGATAAGTCTTCCGAAAGACCCTCACCACTAGAGCCTTCATACAGAGTGTCTAGCTCTTTTTTTAGCTTTGCTAAGTCATCCCTAGCGGACTTAACATTTTTTATACCCAGAAGTTGCTCTACAGAAACACCCATAGATGCAGCCTCTTTTGCTGCTGCCCAGTCTTCAAGGGTACCTGTTAAAGATTTTACCCCTTCTTCAAGGGAAGATAATTCTTTCTTGGCGTTCTTAGCCTCGGCACCAGTCCTCATAAAGTAAGCACCAATGGCAGTAACCAGTGGGATAATAATACCAGCTGCGGCGATAAGAGTTCCTACAGAAAGACTTAATCCAAAAATAGTTCTGCTAGTAGCTAGGATAGCAGGCGGCAACATATAGAAAGCGCCTGCAAGCTGTGTAGCCTGTTGACCAAAAGCAACCATCCAGTTAGTACCGCCTTGAACCTGTACCAAGAAGTCACCAACTTGATAACCAGTTTGCTGGACTATGACACCAGAGCGAGACATGTGCTTACTGCTTGTTTGAG